TGGGACGTAAAAGAAGAATTTAATGCTTTAGGTAACGATGATTATGAAAATAATAAAGGTTTTTCAAGTGATATGTATGCAAAAATAGAAGTTGATGGTAAAGATGTTTTAGATGAAATTTCACTAAAAAAGGATTCAGTAGCTAAATTGTTCAACGGGGCAGTTACAGAAATTAAAAAATGGTCATCAAATGTACCTCCTGAAGCTGATGTAGAAAAGTATAAAAAAGGTGAGATTGAAAGACCTATTGAATATGGTAAGAAAGCAAAAACATTAGATGTTGATGAATCTAAATTATTAACAGGTAGTATTCTCGAAAAAGAAAATAAAGCATTAAGAAGTACACTTGTAGCTACAGGTGTCATTCGTAAAAATAAAAAAGGTGAATGGGAGATGAACCCGTCAGGTAGAAAAATAATCCAAGCTTTAGAACAATTGGAAGTACCACCTCCTATTGATTCAACTAGATTTAAAGACGAGTTTGGTAGTGGAGCTCAAGATAGATTTAAAAAAGGTATGATAATTCATGCAGCTATAAGTGCGGCTAATGGTGATAAAGAAGCTTTAGATTTTTTAAATAAACAAATTGGTTACGCAAAAGGAGAAGATGGTAAATTTCCAGAGGGTTCGATTAAAAGATATCAAAATGACACGGTTCAATTTTTAGTTGACGATGAGGAAGCTAAAGAGGGATTATTGAATGCTTTAGCTGAAAAGTTACCTTTAAAGTCTATGATTGAAGGTGAAGAGGCTATGGCAATAGGTGGATTATCTGCAGACCCAGCTACATTAAAAAGACTATTTGGAGTTGATAATTATGAAGATTTTAAAGCAGGTCTAACTATTAAGGAAGATGAAGATGGTAACAACTATTTAGTGTATGAGAGTAAAGCACCTGCAAAAGAAGTAAAAATATCAGAAGTTAGAGTTAGACAAAAAGGATTAGGTTATGCTTCAAGTGTTGGATTAGAATTTGAAATAGCTAAAGATTTTGCCCAACAATTACATACTGCTAATAAAGAAGAGTATCCACCTGAACCTGAAATTAGTGATAAAGAAAAACGTAGACTGGGGATTAGCTAATGAAAACACAATTACTTTGCACATTCACTAAACGAAATCATTTCAATGAAACTATTGATATTATTATAACTTGTAATGATATTGTGTTTGATAAGATTTACGTATTTCAAAATGAAAATGACCATCATCAATTAATCTGTACTTATAATGTAGAGTACGATGAAGATTTTATGCAAGGGATTCCTGATACTATTTCGCTCCATAGAAAAAAGAACACGAACACCTTATACACAATTAATGCTCTCAATGATTTGATTCGTGAACTAAACGGTGGGAAGTTAGATAAATCATTTCCAATCGATTGGGAGAACTACAAAAACAGCTTACTATTGACAAATGAAAATGGACTTAATAAAATACCAACACGTATCTATTCAATCGTAGATACAAAAACTTGGACAAAAGATAAAAAATAATTGTATTTTAAAAATCAATACAATACTTATTGATGTATCAAGGTTATACTTGATTAACAATTACTAATTAACGAATAAAAAATAGGAGATAATTAATGGATTTAAATGCAATCAAGAATCGTCTTAGTCAACTTCAGACTACAACAACACGAACTTCAAACTTATGGAAACCTCAACCAGGAACACAACTGGTTAGAATTGTTCCTTATAAGTTCAATCAAGACAATCCTTTTATTGAATTGTACTTTCATTACGACTTAGGAGGTAAGAACTATCTTTCTCCGATGTCATTCGGTCGTCCAGACCCAATCGAGGAGTTTGCTTCAAAACTCAAAGGTACAGGTTCAAAAGATGATTATCGTCTCGGAAAGAAAATCGAAGCTAAAATGAGAACTTTTGCTCCGGTTATCGTAAGAGGTGAGGAATCACAAGGTGTTAGATTTTGGGGATTCGGTAAGACGGTTTATCAAGAACTGCTTTCCATTATAGCAGACCCAGACTATGGTGATATTACAGATGCTACAAGCGGACGTGATGTTGCTGTAGAGTTCAAAACAGCCGAAGAGACAGGTAAGTCCTTCCCTTCGACTTCAATTAGAGTAAAACCTAATCAAACTCCAATTACAGAGGATGCTTCTGTGCTTGAAACAATCAAGGAATCACAAAAGAATATTACTGAAATCTATCAGGAACAATCTTATGATGAATTGACTCAAGCTCTGAATGATTATCTTTCTGGTGATTCTGAAGGTGAAACTTCAACAGAAGAATCTCAACCTAAACAGGCTGAGAAATCTGCTGAGAAATCTTTTGACGCCAAAGAGACTTCAGATGCATTCGATGATTTGTTCAATAGCTAAATGAAACCCCGTGGGTGGTTATCTCACGACAATCACCCACACTTAATTGGAGAAAAATATGTCTACAAGAGACGAATTAGCTGGTGTCTTAGCCGATACCTTAAATAAACAATTCAAGGATATGAAAGTTGCATATTTCTTGGATGGTACAGATACAACACCTACTGATATAAAAGATTTTGTGTCTACTGGTTCTACAATGTTAGACTTAGCAATATCAAACAAACCTGATGGTGGTATTGCAGTCGGTAGAATTACAGAGTTAAATGGACTTGAGAGTAGTGGTAAATCATTACTAGGAGCTCATATGCTTGCTGAGACTCAAAAGAAGGGTGGTGTTGCTGTCTATATCGATACTGAAACAGCTGTCAGTACAGAATTTCTATCATCAATCGGTGTTGATGTAGAGAGTATGTTGTATCTACACCTAGAAACGGTAGAAGACATTTTTTCAGCTATCGAAGAAATCACAGCAAAGGTTCGTGAAAGTGATAAAGATAGATTAGTTACTATCTTGGTTGATTCACTAGCCGCTGCTTCGACAAAAATAGAAATGGATGCCGAGTTTGATAAAGATGGTTACGCTACTTCAAAAGCTATCATCATATCTAAAGCTATGAGAAAGATTACTCAAATGATTGGAAGACAACGAATAGCTTTAGTGTTCACGAATCAACTCAGACAAAAACTCGGAGTAATGTTTGGAGACCCTTGGACAACAAGTGGTGGAAAAGCATTACCATTCCATGCTTCAACAAGAATTAGATTGAAGAATACTGGACAAATCAAAGATAAAAAGAACAATACTATCGGTATGAAGATGAGAGCTCAAGTCATTAAAAACAGACTTGGTCCACCTATGAGACATGCTGATTTTGAACTTTACTTTGAAAGTGGTATTGATGATGAGGGTAGTTGGTTGAAAGTTATGAAAGACCATAGACTTGTTAAACAAGCAGGTGCTTGGTACACAATGGACAATCACAAAGGAGTAGAACTCAAGTTTCAATCTAAAGATTGGGGTGAACAACTCAAAGATAAAGACTTTAGAACCTATTGTTACAACTTAATATGTGAAAAGGTTATTCTCAAATACGAAAAGAACTTTGGTATAGATGATGTGGTCGTAGAAGAGGAACTAAGTGAGTAATAAAAAGTATCTTTCTATACTTGATGAAATCAAGAAGAAGGGTGGTTCTTTAGACGGCGGAAATCCTGATGATAAAGTACTTGTTATAGATGGCCTAAATACTTTTATTAGAGTGTTTAGTGTTATACCAACTACTAACGATGATGGTATTCACGTTGGTGGAATAGTTGGTTTTCTAAGAAGTATAGGTTACGCTATTAATATGTTTAGACCTACCCGAGTCGTCATAGTGTTTGATGGCAAAGGTGGGTCTACACGCCGTAGAAAGTTATATCCTGAGTATAAACAAAACAGAAAAACAAAATACAGAGTAAATCGTACGTATGATTTTGCTTCTCAAGAAGATGAGAAACAAAATATGATGATGCAGTTACAACGAGTCGTTGAGTATCTTAACACTTTACCTATAACGGTTTTATCTTATGACAATATCGAAGCTGATGACACGATAGGTTATGTATGTCGTCAAGTCTTAACAGAGTCAAAGATTACAATTATGTCAACTGATAAAGACTTTCTTCAGTTAGCTAATGGTAGAATCAAGATATGGAGTCCTACTAAGAAAAAGTTATATGATGAACAAACGGTTTTAGATGAGTTCGGTATTTCATCTCATAACTATATTTGGTACAGAGTATTAGACGGAGATAAATCCGACAACATCAAAGGTGTAAGAGGACTAGGTCTTAAAACAATTCAAAAAAAATTACCGTTTTTAAGTGAGAATCGTATAGTTAATATAGATGAAGTAATTACAGAATTACCAGATTCAAAAGATGTTATAGAACTGAACTATAAACTGATGCAATTATCAGAAGTGGACATATCAGGTTCTACAAAAACAAAAATACAAGAGAAGATTAGAGAACCAATCAATAGATTAATAAAGTATAAATTTCAAAAAATGTTTTTGGAAGATAAATTATATGCTGCTCTTCCTAATCTTAATAGTTGGTTATTAACTAACTTTAATCAGTTAAATCATTATGCAGAGAAAACAAATGAGTGAAACATTAACACAATTCGGAACATCATTTCAGTCTAAGATTATTGCTTCGTTGTTACGAGACGTTAAGTTTATTCAGACAATTAATGATATTTTGAATCCTGAAATGTTTGATTCTGATTCTAATAAATGGTTAGTGAATAGTATACGTGATTATTACGCTCAGTATAAAAAACAACCAACACTTGAAGTTATAAAATATAAAATAGATGAAATAGAAAATGATGTTTTAAAGAGTGGGGTTGTTGATAAACTTAGAGAAGTTTGGAAGAACATAGAGGCTACTGATTTAGAGTTCGTACAATCACAAACACTTGATTTTTGTAAGAATCAATCACTCAAGAATGCTATATTAGAGTCTGTTAATTTATTAGAAAACAAAGATTACGATGGTATAAAATCAATAATAGATGAGGCTATGAAGGCTGGTACTGAACGAGATATAGGACAAGATTATATCACATCACTCGACTTGAGACTTGAGGCTTCTGCTCGAGCTACAACACAAACTCCGTGGGACGTTATTAATGATATAATGGATGGAGGTCTAGGAGAAGGTGAGTTAGGTGTCATTGTAGCTCCTGCTGGTATCGGTAAGTCTTGGACTCTACAAGCTCTAGGAGCTGGAGCTCTCAAGACAGACAAGACGGTTGTACATTATACTCTTGAGTTGAATGAAAATTATGTAGGTTTAAGATATGATAGTATCTTTACAGGTGTAACAACAGCTAACATCAAGTATTATAAAGAAGATGTTAAGTCAAAGATAGAAAAACTTCCTGGAAAATTACTAATCAAATACTTTCCTACTAAAGCAGCTAGTGTTCAGACAATAGGTTCTCACTTGAAACAAATAGAATTAAGTGGTATCAAACCTGATGTAGTTCTTGTAGATTATGCTGACATTTTAATGCCTACAGGTAACTTTAGAGAGAAGAGACATGCTATAGGTAATATCTATGAAGACTTGAGAGGATTAGCTGGTGAGTTAGAAGTTCCTATCTGGACTGCTTCTCAAGCTAATCGTTCTGCTCTTGAAGAAGATGTGATTGGTGCTGACAAAGTAGCTGAAGATTATAGTAAAGTTA